CTAACGTGAAACATAAGTATTCTTTCTTCCATAGCTATATCATCAAATGACATGTTAAATTCAATCTTCATTGCTTCTTTTACATATTCTGGGTTTTCTTCTGTAGCTACATCCATTTTTTTAAGCAAATAATACTTCTCTTGCTCAATAATATTCTCTGGTGTATTTACTAAACAGTATGCAATAACGGCACTTTTTGTTCCTGTTAACCACATGTAAGACTGCATTTGCCAATAATATAAATTATCCAACTTATCAGGTATGTTTCCAATAAATGTCCATAAATCATAGCTAGATTTAATGTCAATTATTCTATCATTATCAATAATATCTGGTGAGCCAGAAATAAAATCATTAGTAAACCTTTGTTCATTTTTATTAAATGGCATCTTTAGGTACATAGAAAGCAAATCAATTGATTCTTGCTCTACCTCTACACCTTTTTTCATTTGCTTGGTTTGTATGTCTTTTTTACGGCCATATTTTTCAGCTATATAGACATCTAATAAATGTTTTTGAGCTGTTTTAGATAACAATCCGGCTTCTTTATCAGCCTTTGTTACGGGTTCGGTCATTAAATACCCTACAGAGCTTGCTCTGATGTGTGTGTCATTCCATTTCATAATTACAGTGTTTTAAATTTATTATTATAGTGTTCTAGTAACTCCGGATTGCTTTTACTCATCAATTCCCAGGCTTTTAATTCATTTTTTGTCTTACATGAATTAATAAAGTCTTTAGTTTTTTCAACTAATGATTTTTTTGATTGAGTAGGTATTACTTCTTCAGAAATTTGTTCATCATAAAAATACCCTAGTTCTTTTAATCTAATAACGCTTTGCTTATGATATTCTTCTACTAATTCCCTGGCAGCGTCTAACGCTTTGCCGGCTGAATCTCCTTCATTAAGAGCAAATTCAACGCCAATTTTTTCAGAAGAATAATTGCCTAAATTAAATGTTCTAGTGTAGTTAACGGTTTGGATGTGCATATGTGTTGGTTTTATTTTACTCTGGATACGGTGGTAATACCATCTACGTATTTAATCTTAAACAGCTTGTCTTTGTGGGCTTCTTTCTTTTTTAAATTTGAAACCATTACCATTACTGAGGTATATGGGTTTTCAAAACGTAAATGTTCTCCTAATGCTAATTCAGCTACTTTGCTTGAAACTGATTCTGGATCTATTTTTCTTGCCATTTTATATATTTTTTGTAAAATTAATTTAATTAATTTAATTAAAAAAATAAATTTAATTAAATTTTGTATATTTGTGCTGCATATAGCAAGTGTTAACGGTTTAATCTCGCCCTTCGTTTCTACGAGGGGCTTTTTATTCACCTTATTTACCCTTTCACGTTTCCGTAAACAGCTTAAAAATGTGAACACTATCAAAACTTGCAGAGTTTACATTTTTTGCTAATAGCGTAGTATTACTACCCAATTAGTAAAGTCTTAGCTTTACTTTGTGTAAAGTTTGGTCAAGCTTTACCTTTACTTTGTTACATATTTATATATAAAAGTAACATTTGCGCCTATATATTTTACTTTGCGCCCATAAATTATCTTATAAGTCACAAATCTGCCTAAAATTGTGACATTTATGACAAGTTTTTATAATTTTAATGCATCAAAAGTTTATAATTTTGACACATGTTTGAATTTATCAATCAAAAAACCCATATTTTGACTTATTTATTGATTGATAAAAAACCTCCCAGTATAGAAATACAGGAGGGATATTTACTATAAAAAACCGTCAACCAATATTTATAAACTTCTTTTTTACTAAATTAAGCTTTGCTCTATATTCTAAAATTAAGGCTTTTAATTCTTCTCTAGTTGGCCTTACCGGTTGCCTAGCAGTTTCTCTTAAATATTCCACCAATGCACCATTTTCATCATGTAACTTATTCTCAAATTCTTCTATGTTGCCGGTTTTAAAGTAATTACATTCCATACATTGTGGCTTACAATTAGATTCCATCCACCTGGTTCCTAAGTTAGATCTACCCATAAAATGGCCACACTGTATTTCTGCAATTGTATGTTTGCCTCCACATGTATAACATTCAACTACACCGCTTTTATCGGCATGTTTATTTCTAATGTATTGGCTGAATACATGATCTAAGTCTTGAACTAAATTGTTAAAACTTTCAGAATCATCTTCAAATTCATCCATTCGTTTTTGCGTAGAAGCTATGGTAGCGCATTGTTTACACATTTTTTTTGAAAAATGATAATCAATGTTACCACAATTTATACAACGCTTTTTCTTAACTATTATTGTTGAGTTTCTCATATTTTTTCAAGTGCGTTTTTTACATTACACCAATAAAACAAATCTTCTGGGTTATTACTTTTTAATTCAATTTCTTTTTGGACATATGATATAGCACTACTTTTGGCTTTAATAATTCTATTTTCAAAATCAGTTACTTTATCTTTTAAAAAAAAATTTAAATACAACTTAATTGCTTTAGCTTGATAGCCTTCCATTATTCTTTTAGTTTATGCAATACTCCATTTATAAATCTATATTTACCAATATACTTTCCTTTCTTCCATACTTCAATTATCATATCTAACCTTCTAGCAATATCGTATATTAATTCTCTATTTTCCATTAATACCATTTTAATTTTTCAGGTGATAACTTTTCTTTTAATAAATCATTTAAGGTTAATTTATCAATATACGCTACTTTATTATTTTTTTTAGACTCTATTAGATACTTATCTTTTGTAACTTTTTCTATTTTGTAATAAACAAAATTTATATTTATTACCTTGGTTTGTCCAGTTTCCATAACAATTATTTCAACAAAGATAATTAATTTAATTAAATCACAAAATTATTTTAAAAAAAAGTTAAAAATATTTGGGAATATAAAAAATAAGACTATTTTTGTCATCCAATAATCAAAACAAATTTATGGAAATCAAAACAGAATTAAAGCTTCATGAGAAAATAAAAGAAGCTTTAGATGGCCGTACACAAAGGTGGCTATCATTAAACGCAAAGATACCAGAATCGGAATTATCTCGCAAGATGCAGGGTAAATTATTATTTACAGATGCAGAAATAGCTCGTATTAACGAAGCTTTGAAAACCGATTTAATTAACGATTAATTATAACACAATGGCTCGCCCTAAAAAGAATTATTGCGATTACTTCCCTCATGATAGGGATATGAGAAACCATAGAAAGGTTAAAGCCATTCGTACAAAGTTTGGGCCTATAGGTTATGCTATTTGGTCAATGACTTTAGAATATTTAACCGGTATTGATGGTAATGTATTTGAATATTCAGATGTAGAATTTGAATTAATGGCTGGTGACTTTGGAGTTTCTGCTACAGAAATACGGGATGTGGTGGATTACTGCATCAAACTGGATATGTTATTTAATAATAACGACTTTATTAACTCAGAATCACTTGATGAAAGATTAAAACCAGTATATGAAAAAAGAGGAACAAATAAAGATAAAAGTAAGAAACAACTCAGCGTAAACGGTAAATTTGCTTCTGTTAATACGGTAACTGACGGAGTTTCTGCTCCAGAAATGCCGCAAAGTAAAGTAAAAGAAAGTAAAGTAAAAGAAATTAAACTAAAGTTTAAGGATAATATTTCTTTAACTGAAAATGAGAACCAAAAGCTTGTTTCTGAATTTGGTAAAGACACGATTGATAAAGCTTATGAATTTTTATCATCATATAAGATTGAAAAGTCTTATACTACAAAATCGGATTACCTAACAATACGTAGATGGGTGCTAGAGGCTGTAAATAAGCCAAATAAGACACTTTCTCAGCAAAATAGTAATAACCCTTATCAACAACAATTAGAGGCCGCTAGAAGGGCTTATAAACCAATTTCTGAATAATGATAACAATTTTTAAAAACATTTTTAGCAAAGAGCCTCATTTTATAACTGTAGAAAAGGCTCTTGAAAGGATTAAATTAGGTGCAAGTAAGCAACTAGTTTTGGATATTAGATTGGCTTTGGACAAGGAAAAAGCAAATAAGCTTAAACTTAACCTACCATCAATTTGCTTTAGTGGTAAATTTCGCCAAGACAGGAAAGATGAACAACTTATTCAACATAGTGGGTTTATTGTTCTTGATTTTGATGATATTTCTGATTTAAGGGATAAGCAAACCGAAATCATTTCTAATAGTTTTATCTATTCTTGTTGGGTAAGTCCTTCCGGTAATGGATTAAAAGCTTTGGTTAAAGTTGCTGATGGTAAAAAACATAGAGAACATTTTCAATCTTTACAGGATATTTTTCCTGAAATTGATAGAAGTGGGATAAATGTAAGCAGGGTTTGTTACGAAAGTTTTGATCCAGATATTTACATAAACGAAAATGCTGAAGTATTTACAAAGGCAAAGAAGGTTGAAAAAGTAGTAGTATCTGAAACGGAAAATTTAGATGATAATGAAAATTTTCGTAGAATTTTAAAATGGTTAACTAACAAAAATGATGCTTTTGTAACTGGAGAAAGAAATACATATATTTTTAAATTAGCATCTGCTTGTTGTAGATTTGGTATTGGAGAAGAATCAGCATTAGGTTTAATATCTACAGAATACACTGTTAGCAATGATTTTACAATGTCTGAAATGAGGAGTGCTGTTAAGAGTGGATATAGGGCAAATAAAAACAATTTTGGTACTGCGTCAATACAAAAAGAGAAACTTGTAAGTAAAACTACTAATTACGAAATTGATGTTAAAAAAGAATTTACAGAAGAATTTGGAGAGAGTTACAGAGTTGAAGATGTGGTATATGGAATTGATGTAAAAGATAGAGCATTGTATATCAATCAGAAGGGATTTGATAAAGTTTTAGGATTTGGAATACAGCAATTAGATTATCTTTTTAAACCAAAAAGAGGTGAAATTACATTACTTACCGGTATTGGTAACTACGGTAAAACAGCATGGCAGAAAGCTCAATTACTTATGAGAATGGTTATGTTTGGAGAGAAGGTTGCTACATTTTCACCAGAGGATGTACCAGCTGAAGAATATTTCCACGATTATGTTGAAATGCTTTTAGGTTGTGAGTGTACGCCATATAATCCTAATAGACCTTCCGATGATATTTATGAAGCAGCATATGATTTTGTATCTAAGCATATTTTTTACATTAGTGCTGAAATGTTATCACCAACACCGCAATATATCAAAGAAAAATTTTTAGAATTAATAGTTCAAGAAAAAGTTGATTTTTGTTGTATAGATCCATTTAACCAGATGACAAATGATTATAAGGGTTATGGTGGTAGAACAGATAAATACCTTGAAACATTATTAGCAGACTTTTCAAGATTTGCTAGAAAAAATGATGTTTATTTTTGGATTATTGCACATCCTAAATTAATGGAAAGAGATAGATCCGGTAATTATAAATGTCCTGATGTATTTGATGTTAACGATGGTGCCATGTGGTCAAATAAAATGGACAATATATTAGTTTATCATAGACCATTTGCACAAACAGATCCAAGTAATCCTTTAGCAGAATTTCATTCAAAGAAAATTAAGAAAAAGAGTGTTGGTAGAAAAGGATTTATGATGCTTGATTATGTATGGGATAGAAGAAGATTTTTTGTAGAAGGTAGAGATATTTTACAAGAATTATTAAACACTAAAAAAATGGATTTTTGGAAAAGACAAGAAGCAAATCAATCATGGCTTCCATACAAAGATGAAAATGGAGAAGAAGTAATATTTTAATAATAATAAAAACAAAAAACAAT